CGCCTTCATTTCAGAGGTGGCGTTCAGGTATTCTTCGTCAGCTGAAACGCTGGACGATTGAGCCGTTTGAAGAGCAATTTGGGTACGTTCTATTTCTGCCTGGTTACCGCTTTCAAGAGCCTTGTTGTAATCGGCCTGCGCCGCTTTCAACCGGATGAATGCCGCTTCCTGCTGCAGTTCTGCATTTTGCACACGTGTTACGGCATCCCCCAAAGCGTGCATCTGCGTTTGCAGCCGGGCAAAATCCAATGTGCCGTTGCCACCGGGGAGCATGCTTTGAATACGTTCAATGGCATCGTAAACAACCTGCTGGTCCGCTGCTCCTGATTTTTTGAACTCATCCGTCTTGACATAC